GATGTTCTTTGCTATAACACTACCAAGCCCTTTTATAGCACCACCGCCCACATAAGTCAAGGGATCTGTAAGTACATCACCAGCAAATCCTAAGACACCCTTCAAGATGGGATTCATGTCATCAGGAAGAAAGTCTTGTGTTCTTACCTCTTCCTCACCTGACCAGCCACGACTAAACCCCTCCCAGAATCCCTCCTCTGGAGTGAGGTCTACACCACCAGCAGCTCTAAAGAGATCACCGCCTAAGGCAGATTCTTTTAGACCAACCTTCAGTGCTTGTGCTGGCTTCTCTAATGCAGCAAGATAGTCCAGAATGCCACGCTCACCAGTATGCGGAGCTATTTTATCCTCATACTTAGCCACCAACTGGCTCTTTAGTATAGAGTTTTGCTGGTCCTGTGGACGCTGAAGAAAAGCGTCAGTTACTTTTGATCTAAAGGTCTGCCCACCAAACTTATATTGGATGGTCGGCATTAGGGACCAACAACCTCAGTTCCTGAAACCTCTGCATTTACTGGAACACCCTGCTTACTACCACCACCTGTCTGACCCTCAAGAAGTGCTCTAGCTAATTTCTCCATCTCCACATAAGTTTTAGGACCAACATATCCACTATAAATATCATCAAGATCAAGCCCACCACTAACCCATTGAGATGCTAGCCTATCTACCGCAGTCTCAAAGCCGTCGACTGCCTTAGACTCCGCTATTATTTCCTCTAGAAGATAAGCTTTAGACCCAATAGCGGTTGACCGTGCTTTTTTAGCATCAGTAATAGCTTTCATGTAATCAGTAGCTGCTTTAGATTCAGCCTTATCAATCTCAAGAGTATAGCCACTAACCTCTGCTGCTTTCTTCGGGCCAACATGCTTAACCAATCTATTATAGAGAGTCTTAGCTGACTTGGGAACCTTATTGTCCTTAAAGACTTCTTCAATAATCTTAGCGTCTTCAATAGCGCCTTTAGATTTTGCATCACCCTTGAGTAATGCTATTGCATTCTCTACATACTTGCTTTCCCTTCCCGGATTCTGGAATGACAATAGAATAGAATGACCCAATACCATCTGCATGTTATCTAAGAAAGAATTACGCTCTTCCTGCCTTCTTTGAACAAGCCCCGGCAACTGAGACTGAAAGGTATCAGGCATTTGAGCTGGGCCAGTAGGCACGCCGCCTAGCCCCAATGGCTGTTGGGGTTGAGGTTGTTCTTTAGGAGTTCCATCAGGCCATAAAGAAGCACCAAGCGCTCCAGCAAGACCCAAACCTGTTGCTGTTGCAATTGGACGCCTTCTTGCAAACCCTGCTGCTACTGGAGGAACCGCTGGTCTTCCGGGTATTGTTCTAGGAGGCCCGGCGGGTCTTGGTCCAACAGAACCCCAGCCCGGATGACGTTGAGGATATCGAAGTCTAGGTGGTGTGGCAGCTCGACCCGGAATACCTTCAGCCCCCCCACGCCAGCCAGTACCCGCAAAGGGTCGCTTAGCTGCTTGAACCCCTGATTTACCTAGATTCCATAATGATTGTGCTGCTCTAATAGGCCATGCCATATTATCTACCTCTAAACATTGACGGCAGTGGAGCAAAAGCCCTACTAGCTGGGCCTACTGATACTGCCGAATAGTAATCAGGATTGGGAGCTTCAGTACCCTTTACCAAATCAGATAAGAACATCATCTTTAACATTCGTCTAAGCTTTTCCTGTTCAGTTGCTGCCGGTCCGGTATCTGAAGCGACTTCTGCTATCTGCTGCTTGAACGGACCTGATGGCGGTCTAACTGCACTGCGTCCTCTTTCCCCGCGACTTAGTGCTGCTGCTTTCTCAGGGCCAAAGCCACCCGGCATAGAGACTGGGTATTGACTTGGATCGGCAGCTACAGATCTAGTAGGTGGTACAACTGGTACCTGTGGTTGAACCCTTTGAGGGGTTAACCTCTGTTGTCCCAAGCCAGCATCTTCTGTCCACTCCCATGCAATTGGCTTATTTCCTACACCGGGAGTATTTTGAGGAATTGGCCCTTGACCTATTAAGGATGCTTCTGGACCGGGCTTCAAACCCAAAGAAGCTGGTGTAACATTGCGTACTATATCTGCTACACTTCTTGGCCGTGTTGAAGTACTTGGCCTAGTAGGCTGTGCTGGCGGACCACCTGACTCTCCCCCAAAGAAGGGACGAACAGGAATGCCCGGAGCAGTACCCACAACTCGATCAAGCATGGGGTCTACAAAACCCTCTTGAGCCGCAAGAGCACCACTCTTTATCTTATCCGCCCACCAATTTTTATAAAAGGATGGTTCAATATGCCATATTGCATGTGCCATATATATCTCCTACTTCGTCATTCCAAACAATGATGACATCAAGGGTCCGCCTGCACCCATACCTATACCACCAGCAAGGGCTGTAACCCATGGACTCGGACCACCCGGACCAGTAGCAGTAGTAGTACCACCATAATCGCCAGAGATACCAGCAAGGTAGTTCTGAAGGCCGATGGTCGGAAGCTGTGATTGGTAAGAATAGCGTTGCATAGCTTCATCAATACCAGCCTGTTCCATTGCTCTTTGCTGCCCACCAATTGCACTCATTGCATCATACTGCTGTAAAGGCGCACCCATAATAGATGGATAGCGACCTAACGCACCAAGCTGTCTGTCTTGCGCGCTCTTATAAGCATCAAATTGAGCAGTAGCAATCTTATTTGTAATGTCTTCTTGAGTAGCAGCAACTGCATTTGCCTGTATGATATCACCCCTAGTAGAACCACCGGGATTATATTGTGTAATCTGTTGTCGGATGCCCGGCAAGACATTTCCTGTCAACTGAGACATAGCTTGCGCTCTAACAGCGTCAGCTACAGGATCAAACCTAGAAGTATCTACGTCGCCAGACATGAGTCCAAGAGAAGCATTCTCAGCAGCCGTCTGTTGGGCTCCCGGTCTTGGGCCAGAGAGATATCCCAGCGCCCCTGTCTGAGCAGCTTCTTGCGCAGCGCTAAAGCCAGCGGTGGTCGGCCCTGTAAAGTACTCAGGAGTCATCTTCCCTCCTGAGTACAAGTCTTCAGCCCTCTTGAAGCCCGTCTCTAGAAAAGGCTTCTGTTCAGCCCAAGGCTCTGTTCTTGTCGTGGTTGATTTGCTTCCTCCAGACATATTCTACTCCTTTATTAACCTAACACCAACTAGAATGTGACGTAAAGCTTTGCCTTCATCATCCATTATTTCATCTCTTACACTACCGGGAAAGTAGGGATAATATCCGTACTTGTCTATATCTTTTTCTGTTCCAGCCGGTTCCCATCCTCCCTCTTCACCTCCACCCGGATCTGCCCAAGAATATTTTGGGTACTCATAACGATAACCCTCAACACTTGGCATAGGTAGTCCAGCAGTAGCAGTACTACCACTAGCATCAAAAGGATAATCCATTTGATCCGCTAACGAAAGGTATGGGGATGCTTCACCTAGAGTTCTACCTTTCCCACCTAGTTCTGTAGGTCTATGACCAAAGTTTTTCCAATGTTCTCTTCCGTAGTCGGCTAGATTAGTTTTCCCATGCTTGTCTTTATTAGTAAGAAAATCAGCCATTAAGTCTGGATATTTTCGTACATAATTTCCAAATATACTACCACCGCTGAAGTTCACGGGGACATCAGGAACTGGTGGACGAGTATATGATAGTAGACCGGGCGAGGATGGTGGTGCGTAATCTGCGGCTGTAATGCCAGCAGCAGCTAAATAAGGTGGTAGTGCCATTAGTGTAACCTATGTTGTAGTTCTTTTGTATACACGGTATATGAGTCCTTCCATTCTGGTAGTAGTTTCTTCCAGCCTTTTCTACCCCATAGCTCTATAGCTGTGCATCCATACTTGATAGCAAAACCTTCAATCATCGCCTGAAAGCTTTTTATTTCTTCAAAGTTTTCTCCAGCAAGAGATATGATTCGTAGTATTTTCTTCTGAGGATACTGTATAAATTGCGTAACCATTGCAGCATTAATGATATCATTATCTTCATAGGCTACCCATAGTTGCATTTCACCAGTAGATAACGGTTCAATGAAATCTTCCGGTTCTAGTTCCCCTTCGGAATGTACCGCTGCTTTTGCTAACATTGGCGCAACATCCTCCCAAACGTAAGGGACATCATCAGGGTAAAGCAAGTGTGGTTTCAAAGCTGCGTCCATGCTCCGCTATTATTAAAGAAATATATACCCTCTCCAGAACCCGGATTCCAATCGGTGCCGTCAGCATACCTAATGTCACCCTTCCTTGGGCGCGTTGGTTCAACGTGCATACATTCCAGTCTAAAGGTAGCTTGATTTAAGAATATATTTCCGATTCTTTTTAGCTCAGTAACTACATAATTACCAAGATCTTCTACACTTTCGGGTAATGGTCCGGGTTCGTATCTTGTTTCGCTCTTGACTACTCGGTCAATAAAGGTGGCCATCAGTATTGCCTGCTTCCTCTATTACCAGCATTGTCTATATCTAAAGCATAGCCATCTAGTTCCCAATCCATATCAGTAGCAGACTCAAACTTAACTGCATAGAACTTTCCTGTACCTCTTACCGATACTTTTGACTGGGTATCAGGGTTAAATGAAACCGCATCTTTCCAATCATAACCGCCCTCAGTTGACATAGAGGTACCAAGATATACTTTAATAGAGTTAGAGCCGTTTATAGACATCTTAGGATAGATAGCGCTAATGCGCTTCACTCCGGTGAAGTCTGGCTGTCCTTGAGCATTTAAGGATAGTCCAGTTCTCTCTACATAGGATGTCATTAATGCAGTATCTTTCTTATTACCTGATCTATCTCTATATAGTTTAGTATTAACAGGGTCAGCAAACAATAAGACCTTATCCTGTAATGCGTAACTCATTGTCCAAGGGCCGGTAATGGTGGCCCATGAAGTTGTTGCACTTGCCCATGTAGATGGGAGAACAGGATCACCTACGTTTCCATAGCCCATGTGAGCTACATCAGGTATGTCTTTTATGGTAAATGTATTAGTTATATAGTTCCATACAACTGCCTTATTAGGCTCAACAGAGGGTGCGCCGTCAGCCGTGAAGCAGAATAGTATTTCAGTTCTACCGTAGTCAGCAGCAACAAAGCATTTATCAATCTGTGCGCCATCAATGGAGGTAAACACATAATCACGCAGTCTCTGCGGGAGAACAGGCTTTAATCTCTGGCCATCATTAACGTAAAAATTACCCTTACCAAAGATAGCGTGACCACCATCAAACTCAGCAATGCAGTTAGTAGCAATAGCCCCAACGGTAGGAGATAACTGACGGAAAGAGAATATAAAGGGAGTGCCAACATATGTCATCGAATATACGGCATCTTCTTTATAAATCATAAAGGCATCACGAAGCTGCATACCATCCATGATGTCGCCTTTGGTGTCAGCTAATTCATATTCACCAGCATCTACAGTACTGGTTGTTTCGTTCCAGCTTGCCGGTGTGGTTTGAGTGGCTGCTTCTGTACTCCATTTCACTACTCTTGGGAAATTAACACCAGCTTGCTTTATATTCAAAGCAACCAAGAAGGAGCGAAACCCTCTCATCGAACGACAGTAAGTAGTTATAAATGCAGGAGCATTGTCTAGGTGAGTGGCTGCAGTAGTTCCGTTTTCGCCTCTACCAATCCCTGTAAACTTAGTAGAAGTCTTACCTGTATAGGATATATCCTCACTATCAACAGTAAAGGTACCCGCTGTAGGAAAATCTATAGTAGAATCTACTATAATTTCATCGGGGCTGGGAACTCCAGTGCCTGTTATAGCTCCATTCAGTAGAGTTAAAGCAGGCCAATTATTCAAGTCTTGCATCTTTTGAGATGACAAGGGGGTGCCACTGGTTAAGGCCCAATACTGTGGCTTATCATAGAAGTTAGTCATTACTAGGACACCACCTAGTACAGTAGATGTCCAAGTATCATTAGCAGTAGAAGAGTAATCTCCACCACTGGCTCTAGTTATATCATACCAGACAGTAGATCGAGTAACAGTAGCTCCGCTAGTATGACCTACAGCACTTCCACCTCTAACACAGCCGGTGAAGGTTGTAGCTGTTTTCCCTGTATAAACAATATCCTCAGAATCTATTGTAATGGTGCCAGCCGTTTCAAAACCAGTAGTACTAACTACGGTAATCGTAGTAGCTGCATCAGTAATCGTACCATTTAATGTAGTAGTAGTTCCTGTGTTATCGTAACAGTAAATCTTAGCCAATCCACCAACAACCCAAAACTCTGGAGAACCTAGAGTTATTTGAGTTATATGATATGGAGCTATGGGACAAGTTGCCATGACCTCAGAAAAGCCGGGGGACTTTCTTATAGAGCCTTCGTCTGTTTTGACATTGTTGCCATCACTCCAGACATTAGAAGGAAGCTCCCAAGGGCTGGTTTCTTTGGCGATGCCTATTTGTCCTACTTTTTCAATAGCTACTAATGCCATTATTATTCCCCGAAGTAACCGCCCTTAAATTTATCAGACACAGCTTGCTTTGCCTCTATAAGACAGTTAGGTAGCATATCGTTTGGTGCTATTGTCATCCAGATTATCAAGAAAGGAATTAGAAACCAATGTGCTATTCTTGCTATCCCTACTATAAAACTCACTTAGGATACTTAGCTTTAACTGCCTGACGCTTACCTTCTAGTGAAGTAACCGCAGCCATTCTTTCTTCTACAACTCCCTCCCAAAGAGCTACTGTTAGTTCTTCTATAGATGGGAATTCTGCTTTTCGCTTATGGGCGTATGCTTGCGCATCGTGTTCTGCTTGCCACTCTGTATGTGCAGCTTCCATATCTGCCATTGTCGGGCGATCAGAACTTGATCTCCAATCTTCAATGTATGATCCATCACCATCATCACGCATCACAAAATCTTTTTCTGGGACGAAACCCAATCTCCTTAATCCGTTAGATGAAATCATAATAGTTTAAACCCCGAGCAAAATGTATAACTTTGACCACCTAGAGAAACAGCATTGGCAACGTCGGATTCCCCAGAACCATAAAACTCAATAAAATCACCGACAATTAAATCGAGAACAGCGGTCAGTGTTAGGCACCGATACTGATGCCTTGCGCCAGCGCCATCAAAATCAGACTGCTTGAACAGTGACGATGATCCACCTGACGCTCCTTTGTATATCGCAAGTTTTATTGAACCCATCATTTGCCCGGAACTAGTGGTATCAGTCATTGTTGTGGTGACTGAAAAACAGTATTTTCCTGCCTTATCTGCTGGAACGGTGAACTTATAGGCAGAGTTATCAAATGCAGAATCCGTATCCCACTCTTCCGTATCCATCGGGATCAGCGTCCATGTGTCATCGGTATAATCAAAGTTCGTAGCCCGATAAGCGCCAAATGATGGAGTGTTATCGCCACCAGCAGCCAGAGTTATAGACGCATCAGGAAAAGTAATAGTCCTGTCCGCAGTCGGATCAGTGATCGCAAACGTAGTCTCAAAAGCATCTGCTGTAGCTCCCTCAAAGACTAGAGGAGAGCCAGCAGCAGTCTGGAATGTTGCTACACCATCCTTAATTAATACACCATCAATGGTTACTCCACCAGCAGCAGTGCGTTCAGAAATTGTGTCAACTTTAACTTCACTCATAATCCAAAAGCCTCCTGCACTTCTTCTGTAGTTAGGCCAAGAGTCTCAAGTTTTGATTTGGCGGAGTCTCGTTTTGCTTGTCGGGCTACTTGCTCTGCTGAAGGTTCTGGGACGGGAGGTTCTACATAATGGAATGCACCATCGTATGTTCCACCGATACGAGCATTAGAGTCAGCAAGAACTAACTCAGAGCCGGGTATGGATAATTCCCGCACACCATCCCAAACTATAATGTTTTCTACAACACCATCTTTCACTACTGCGTAATTAGCCATTGTTATTTGAACTCCATTATGAAGCAAGCGCCATCAGCGCCAGCATTCCCAGCGGTCATCCCGGATACATAGTTTCCACCTCCGCCGCCCGAACCAAATGCAGTACCAGTCTTAGCTGTCACGGCTGATGAACCTACACCACCACCACCCCAAAAACTGGCGCCGCCGCTGTTAGATACGTTCCCTGCGGGAGCTGGCCGACCACCTTTTATTGCTATTCCCGCGTTCGATGCTCCTACAGTAGGAGCAGTTGGGTCGGCGGGGGTGTTCGTAGTACCAGTAACTCCCGCTACACCGCCGGGACCAGTTATTGTGTCAAATGATCCACTACCAGTTGCATGAGTAAATGTCGAGTCGCCACCAACTACATTGGCCCCGCCAGCCGCTCCTACTGCAATCGTTATGGTGTCACCCGCGACCACCGTAACTCTTGCCATAACGGTGCCAGCAGCACCTCCACCACTGCCGTAGTTCGAGGTTAAAACCCCGTTTCCACCACCACCACCGCCTCCAGTTATAATAACTAGAAGTTTAGTAATATCGGTAGGAACGGTATATGTTTCTGAACCACTGGATACATCCACATGAACATCTGCAAAACCAGAACTAGGAAACCCAGTTGTAGTCGCGCCTGTTATATCAATCGTTCCATTAACATCCAGCGTTGCACCACTAGCTATATCAATCTCTGCGGATGCAGGAAGCTGGAACAGATCAGAAGCATCACCAAGTGTTACTGTCGTACTTGTCGCAGGGGATATTTTATTTGTTTTTACTTCGGATGCCATACTATCCTCCTGTGATACTGGCTACTTCAGCATCGTTTAGGCCGAGTGCCTTTAGTTTTTCAATGGCGCTTGTTCTTGCTTCGGCTGCGGCTACTTGTTCTGCTGTGGGTTCGGGAACAGGTGATTCTACAAAGTGGAATGCACCGTCGTATGTTCCGCCAATTCTTGTATTCTCATCAGCAAGTATTAACTCAGAGTCGGGTATGGATAGTTCACGCACACCATCCCAGACAATAATATTCTCAACATCTT